TTTAGAGAGAGGTCAATGCTGCGGGTCAGGATGTAGACACTGCCCTTATGACCCTAAGCATAAAAAAGGTAGTAATATAGTTAAAAAAGAATTTGCTTCTTTGAAAAAAAGTTCTTAAATTTTAATAAATCTCACTTTATGGCTAACTATAAATCAACCAAATTATTCGATGGGTATTCTACTTGCTTCCGTCAGTGGAAAGCAGATGGAACTCATTGTAAATTTTTACACGGCTATGCTGTTTCCTTCCGGGTATGGTTTGAAGGGCAGCTTGATGAGAGGAATTGGGTATGGGATTTTGGCGGAATGAAAAGAGCAAAGAATACAATTGAGGGAATGAGTCCGAAAGATTATTTTACTTGGCTACTTGATCATACTACTGTGATAGCTCAAGACGATCCTTACTTAGATAAGTTTACACAGATGCATATGGACGGTGTAATTCAACTCCGTATACTGCCGGCAGTAGGATGTGAAAAGTTCGCCGAACACCTTTACGGTGTTATTAACGAGTTTCTGCAAAAAGAAACTAACGGTAGAGTAAAAGCAGTAAAAGTAGAAGTATACGAACACGAAAGAAATTCAGCATCTTATGAAAAAAACTAAAAAAGCCGAGAGGAAGAAATTAATAGAAGCAGTTAAACCTCCTCCTTATAGTGAAGGACATTGGGAAGAGGCTATGCTAGAAAATAATAGCTATTACGATGTAGATATTATTAATAAAGCAAACAGACCTATTTTCCGCAAGATAGAAGAGTGGGAAAAAAAGTATGATAAAGCTGTTAACTGGTTAGGGAAATGGTATTGCCAAATTCAAATTGATAAGTGGAAGAAAAAACTACATCACTATAAGTAAGTTATGATAAATTAATCGTATTTTTAATTACATAAAAACATGGAGGATTTAACCTATGAAGTGTATCAAGAACGTCAAGACAGGTGACATTAAACGGGTAGACGATTTACAAGCAAGTAACCTAGTCGGTGTTACGTGGCAGTACATCCCCAAATCTGAGTGGAAGGCAGCTACTAGAGTAGTATCGGAGAAACAAGAAGTTGAAACCGAAAAGAAAGAGCAGACTATTTCAGAAAAGGCTCTCAAGCGTAAAAAACTTAAAGAAAAACAAAGACAATGACAGTCAAAGAACTAATAGAGCAGTTACAGCAATTAGATCCTGATCTACATATATTCACCTCAGGATATGAAGGCGGATATGAGGATGTTTATGTAGGTAAAGAGGTAATGAAAATTGCTTTAAACGTACATGAAGAATGGTATTACGGTAAGCATGAAGATGTTAATAATGCCTACTATGTTCCTGATAAATCAAAATATAAAATCGTAAAAGGAATAATATTATGAGTAAAATAGATCCAAACAAACTATTAATTTCTAGTGACTTCTACTCTGTCCAAGTTAAAAACAAATAATCTATGAAAACACCAATGCAAGAACTTTTAGGGCTAGTTGAACAAATGTTTAATAATGCTGAAACTCAAGAAGTAGAATTAGCAATGAATGATGTTATTAATATTATAACTCAAGAAGGAATGCAAAAAGAAAAAGAACATATAGAGGACGCTTTAGAAGTTGGATGGGTTCTAGGTTGCGCTAAAAATACAGGTGATAAGTACCTTAATACCAAAGCTTTTTGGAATCATAAGTATGGTGTAGAAGAAAAATAATCAGAATCTTATTAAAATAAAATATTATGACACCAAAAGAACAAGGATTAGAATTAATAAACAAATTTTTAAAAGTAAACGAAGAACATTTCTATCAAATTCATGAAGTAAATGATTTACTAGCCGCTAAACAATGTGCACTAATAGCTGTAAATTTGGTAATAGAGATTGCTGTTGGTAGTTACGATAAAGATCATGAAAATTGGTGGCAAGAAGTAAAACAAGAAATAGAAAAATTATAATAGATAGTAACTTCTATTGAATTAATCGAGTAGAAATTATAATCTGTCAATATTTATTATAAACGACAGATATGAACGATATACATTATGTTTATAAAATTACTAATTTAAAAAACAATAAGATTTATATAGGAGTAAGAACACATCCTAATCCTGAACAAGATACCTACATGAGCAGTAGCAACATTATAGCAAAGTTAATTGAGATTGAAGGTGTCAAAAACTTTAAAAAAGAAGTACTACACGTCTACTCTACGCGACAAGAGGCTGAGCAAAAAGAAAAAGAGTATCTAACTGAAGAGTTCTGTAATGATCCTAATACATATAATATAAACAGTAACTCAAGTTTACAGGGTGATGTTCATGGATTTAGAAAAGATTTATGGTACGACTACTATGACACTATTAGAGAAAGGTATCAAAATGGAGAACCGGCTAAAGAGTTGGGTAAGTACTATAGATGTGACACAGGTACTATTAGGAAGATAGTAGAGGATATAAAGCGAACTAGATCTGAGACACAGAAATTAAGATATGAAAAATATACCACATCAGGTGCTCGTGATTTTGAATTTGATGAAAAGTATTTAAGCGAGGTACTTAAGCTCTACTGTGAAGATAAATGGAGTGTAAATAGAATAGCTAAACATTTTAATAAGAGTACAGCATTTATACACACGAGGCTAAATGAAAATAAAATATCAATTAGACCTCGTAAAGAAAACAATGAAAAAGCTATTAGAAAACTTAGACCCGAAGTTTGGAAGGACGAGGCTAAAATAGTATCTTTATATAAACAGGGATATACAATATCCGACCTGATTAGAAAATATAAATGTAATGGAGGATTAATTAGACAAATATTAGTAAAACACAATATTAAAATACGCAATAAAACAGAAAACAAACTTTTAAAATTATGTCAAAAATAGACCCAAACAAGCTGCTCATAAGCTCAGATTTTTTTAGCGTGCAGGGAGAGGGAATTTCATCAGGCGTACCCTCTTACTTTGTAAGATTAGGCATCTGTAATCTAACTTGTGGTATGTCTCGTAAGTTTGCCAATCAGTTAGAGAAGGAAAAGAAGCTAGAAGACGGAGAAATATTCGTAGGTGATTTACATGCTGAAGGTAAAGCTACTTGGACTTGTGATTCAACAAGTCAGTGGCTGTGGCGAGGTGAAGATAAAGAATTTCAATATCTGATTGACCGTTGGAAAGAGCAAGATATTTACAACGATATTCTAAATAGTAATATACACATTATATGGACCGGTGGTGAACCTACAATTAAAGGTCATCAAGAAGCTATAGTTAATTTCTTTAAGTATTGGGGATTAAAAGAAGATTTCAAAGAATCTTATAGCGTCTATAATGAAATTGAAACTAACGGTACTGTAGTAATTCAAAATGATTTATTTGATATACTAAATCAAATTAACTGTTCACCTAAGTTAACTAATTCAGGTATGACAGCTAAACAACGTATCAATCCAGAAGCAATTAAACGCATTATGGAGCACGATAATTACCAATTTAAATTTGTTATCTCGACTGAAGAAGATGTACAAGAATTATTCCGTGATTTTGTCGTACCATTTAGCATACCTCTTAAGAATGTAGTAGTAATGCCAGGTTTAGATGATGTTAAGGACTTTGAAGAGCGTACTCAATTCTGCCTTGAAATGGCTAAGAAATATCGTTTCCGTGGTTTAACTAGATTGCATATTGCTGCTTGGAATAAAACCTTGAATGTATAATATGGGTGAATTTATTTTTGGAATAGTTGTCATATTGATTGCTGGTGTCGCAGTATATGGTATAATTGATATATTGAGACAAATTAATAAATTAAAATAATATGCAGTTCACTATTACGTTAGAGCAAATATACTTTGGTATCTTTATTTTTGTATCATTGATGCAAGTGTATTTGATACGTAAAATAGATAAAAATACAAGTGAAGTAATTTATCAAAACAAAGAAATCCAAAAGATTTGGGAACAAATAGGAATGATGGCTTCTACAATTGCTATAAAGCATTTGGAGCTTGAAAAAGAAGTTAGTAAATTAAAAGAAAAACAAGAAAAAGAATAATATGGAATTATTAAAAAAATCAAATGGTAGTCTATCTCGTACACCTAAAGAGGTAGAAAAAATGATTGATAAAGCAGCTAAAGCATATGGTGATTTCCTTAATGCTGTAGGTTTTGACTATACTGCTGATAGACAAACAGTCGACACTCCTAAACGTGTAGCTAAAGCATGGTTGAAAGATTTAATTGTAGGTAGTATTACAGACGAACCTAACATTACAGTATTCCCTAATGATGATGGTTATAATGGATTAGTAATTCAATCGGGCATTCCTATTGTTAGTATGTGTGCACATCACAATTTAGCATTTACTGGATTTGCTACCTTAGCTTATGTACCAGGTGAAAATGTTATTGGTTTAAGTAAATTAAATCGTATTGTAGAATGGTTTAGTCGCCGCCCACAAATGCAAGAATCATTAACACAACAAATTCATGATTACTTATCTACTAAAATGGATTGCCCATCAGTGGCCGTTAGCATTGCTTGTAAGCATACATGTTGCTCACATAGAGGCATTAAACACCCATCTACAATGACTACAAATAAATTTAGTGGTGTGTTTATGGAAAAAGATAATTTAATTCGTGAAGAATTCTTACACGCAATTGAAGTAAATGGAGCAAAATTTTAGTAAGCGATTTATAGAATGGAGAGATATTGAAGATGCAATTGAAAGATTAGCAATCAATATCATCAATAGTAATATTGAAATAGCAGCTGTTGGAGGATTACCTCGCGGAGGTTTGATCCCAGCAGTAATGCTGTCTCATAGATTAAATATTCCTTTTGTTTCTCAATCTAATATCGGAGGAATAGTTGGTAATATTC